AGCAGTCGGCGCTCTTCGGCTTCGATGGCCTCGGCGCGGATCGCCTCTTCGCGCAGCATCTTCGCCGTCGGCAAGGTGGGGTCACGGTGCGGGTTGGGTATCGGGCGCGGCACGTACTTCGCGGCGCATTCCTGCCCCTGCTGCAGCGCCTTGCGCTCGGCTTCGCGGCGGTTTTTCTCCCGTCGCCGCTCTTCTGCCTTGACGGGGTCTGCCTTGATCTTGGCATCGTACCGGGCCTGCGCCGCGCGGGTGACTTCTAGCCGTCGGGCCTTGCGGGCCTCTTCGGTCAGGTGGGCGGCTGCAGCTGCAGCGTCGGCGGCTGCCTTCTGCGCCGCTAGTTCTGCGATGCGGGCGATCGCGATCTCCCGTTCGACTTCGGCGGGCGACTTGCCCTGCGCCTGCGCGACCTGCTCGACAGTCGCCCGGTGCGCCTTGCGGGCGTTCAGGTTGTCGAGGGTCGCGGGGGTCTTCGTGCGTCCGATCGTGACGTCAAGCACGGTCGGGGTTGCGTAGTTGCGATGACGGTCGCCCTTCGGTCGATGCGGTGCGTCGATCGTCGCCAGCACGTTGGCTGCTGTTGACTGCTGCGACCGGTTGCGGTGCTGCCGTTCGCGGGTGGCGTGGTTGTGGTCGACCTTCGCCAGATCAAGCCGGGCCTCCCACTGCGACACGGTTGGCACTGGCACGTTGGCGAAGAGGGGTGACAGCCACCATCCGCGCTCTGCGACGATGCGGCGCATCGCGATGGCCTCGGCGCGCATCGGTTGGGGGCCGTCGTCGTCGGTCTTGCGGTTGCTGGCGAGAGAGGGGGCGTGTTGTGCCATTGTCGATCCTGTCGATGGGGGGAGGGGGTTAGAAGAGGGCGAGTTGTGCGCCTGGCGCTTCAGCAGCTGCAGCCTGCTCGGCGACGGTGTCGACGGCGAACTGACAGCGGGCTTCGGCGATGGCGACGTGGGCGGGGTCGAGGTCGACGCCGACGAAGCGGAGGCCTTCTAGCAGCGCTGCCTTGCCGGTGCTGCCGCTGCCGCAGAAGGGGTCTAGGACTAGGCCTGCAGGCGGGGTGACAAGGCGGCAAAGGTACCGCATCAGGTCGGTCGGCTTGACGGTGGGGTGAAAGTTTCGGACCGTGTCGGCGGTGCGGCCTGCGCCTGCGCGTGGCGACTGCAGCCCGGCGCTGCCTTCGTCGCGTTCGACGGCGTCGGCGCCTGACCGTGCGGGCAGGTGGTCGCACCCCTCTTCGCGGTCGGTGCGGCTTGCCTTGCTACAGTAGAAGAAGCGGGCCGCGCTGCCGCTGTCGCCTTTGTATCCTATGTTTTCCTGCGCCCCCATAGCAAACCCACTCGGACGCTGACCACTTGTGCGATTCAGATCGCCGCTTGTCGTTTGCGGAAACCCCGCGACGACCTCGGCGCTGCCGTCGTGCATGACGTTGGCAGGCCAGCGGCCTTCGTTGCTGCCGTTGACGTGGTCATGCTTGCCTATTCGCCATCCTGCGCCATTCGTGCCTGCGTTGCTAACTCGAATCGTCGACTCTGCGCCCACCCTGCAGCCGTCGATGTTCAACGCGCCCGTGCCGTATCGCAGCACGTTGTCGGCGACCGTGCCTGACAGCGGCTTGCGCGCCACGATCACCGGCTCCCACGCGGGCTTCAGCGCCGTGCCCCACCCCTGCCACGCGCGGGCGTCGTCAGTCGCAGGGGCGAACACTTCTTGCCTGCCCGTCGCCGCGACTTCATTGACGTTCCAACCACTACCTTGCCCGGTTGAAGTCTTGCCGAAAGTGCGTTCGCCGACCTTCTCACCCCTTTCGCCTGCCGCGCGGTCGATCGCCTTCGACACGTCGTGAGACTTGGGGAAGCCCGACCCGTACAGCCACATCACGCAGTCGCGAACCTCCCACCCCGCGTCTTCGATGGCGACCGTCAGCCGGTGAAAGGTGCGGGTGCCGCCGAACGCAAGCAGGTGCGCGCCGGGCTTGGCAACCCGCAGCGCCTCCTGCCAGAACTCGACGCCTGGCACGCCACGATCCCACCCCTTGCCCATAAACGTCAGGCCGTACGGCGGGTCGCTGACGATGCTGTCGAAGTGGTCGGCAGGGTAGTCGCGCAGCACGTCGCGGCAGTCGCCAGTGTGAACCGTGTAGGGTGTCGTCATCGGTCGAACAGCTGCAGCAGGAATAGCACGATCACCCACCCGAAGAAGATGAGCATGAAGGCAAGCAGCACCGGGTCGCCCTTCGGCTCGGCGGTGGCAAGAAGGTAGAGGGTCACGGCGGATCCTTCGGTGGAGAGTAACAGAGGGCGAACCCGAAGATCAGACCGACGCCGAACCCGAACAGCCCGGCGGTCACTTCGGGCGGCAGCGGGTTCGATGCGTTCAGCAGTTCGGCAGCGTGGCGCACGCCCGGCGCGTCTGCTAAGATGGCGTAGGTGCAGGCTGCTGGGGAGTAGCTGCGGGCAAGCGCCCGCGCCCGTCGACGGCGTTGATCCTGCGGGTCGTTGACGGGCTGCCCCGCGATCACGGCTGCACCCCGCGCACCTTCGCCGACCATGGGCCGTGCAGGCGCCCCCACTCGGCAAGCCACACCGCGTCAGCCTCGGCGAGTAGCAACTTGCGACCGAACCGTGTCTCTGCCTCTTGCTTCAGCGTCCGCTTGTGATTCGTCACGCAGTCGCGCTTCGGCAGGTAAAGGTCGCGCTGCCACGTCGACGGGGTCACGGCGAACACACGGCACTGCGACGCGAGCAGACCCGCCCAGGCTTCGCCGTAGACGCGTCCGAAGGTGAACATCGACACCACCCCTTGCCGAGGCATCGCGCCGACCCGTTCGATCGTCGCTGCCTTGATGTCGTCGGGGTCGAGCTCGGCGACGAAGTCGAGGATGATCAACGCGATCCTGCCTTCGGTCTCGGCGTGAATGAAGCGGCTGATGCCGAGCACCGTGCCGCTGCTGTCGACAGCTGCAACGGCGCCGTTCTTGCCGGGGTCTACACCGACGAAGATCACGACGCCCCACCTGCGCCTTTCAGGTGCGCGCGACGCATGAAGCGCTTGCCGTGCGCCACCTGCCACACTGACGACTGCAGCGACCAGATCTGATTCAGCTGGTCGACCGTCGGCTGCGGGCAGGCAACGATCGCCTCTGCCGTCAGGCCTTCGACCCGCGTGTCGAGGGCGAGCACTAGCGCCCACCATGCGTGCGAGTTCGACCACGCGCAGGCTGACAGCACCCGGCGATTCAGCGCCTGGCGTGTCAACCCGCAGAAGCGGGCGCACGCCGACGCGCTGCCGTAGACCTGCACCATGCGGGCGTGCAGTGCCTCTCTGTTGGCAACTACGCCGGTCACAGCGGGCCGCCTTCGTCTTCGAAGGGTACGACCTGCGGCGACTGGTCGCCCGCATCGTCTTCGTCGTCGGCAGGGGCCACGGGGATCTGCGCCGCGTGCGTCGCCTTGACGGTCTTCAGCGGCGCCTGCTGCGTTGCGTCGATGTAGCCGGGCGCCTCGGCACGGTCGGCGATCTCCAGTGCGTCGACCATCGACACCGACTTCGGCAGGTACTTGGCTGCGCGCTTCAGCACGGTCTTGCGGGCCATCTCCGACCAGTCGGTCGCCCACGGGCCGGACTTGCCCGACTTCGACCGGTTGCGGATCGCGTTGACGTCGGTCGTCGTCATCCACTCGAACACGTGCTCATCCGACGTCAGGATGGCGTGGCAGTAGACGCCGATCACGGGGTCGTTGTCGGGGCGCCGCAGGTTGGGGTTGTGCGCGAACGGCGGCGTCGTGTGAAACGACACGCTGAAGTCGTCGCTGGCGTAGACGATGCGGGCCGCCAGTGCCTTCACCTGCCCGCTGCGGCGAATCAGGTCAAGCAGCCCCTGGTACCCTACGATCAGGGTGCATTCGCTGCCGTGCGGCACAAGGTAGCACTGGCCTTGCACGTGCGGCTCTAGGCCAAGCTGCGCGGCGGACATGATCGCAGCCATGACCGACGACGGGCTGCAGTTCTGCAGGTTCCGGTTCGTGCGGAAGGCGGTCAGGGCGAGGCGCGTCATGCGCTCGGCGGGGAAGTGCGACGGCAAGGCGGTGCGGAGCTGTGCCAGCGTCGACGGGTTGGCAAGCCACTGCACGACGGCGGGCTGCTGTGATTGGGTCTGAAGTTCGGTGGTCATGTTCGATCCTGTCGGTGGTGCGCCGTAGCGCGGGGGGTGTAGTTATTCGGGGAGGGTCAGCGTCGACGACGGCACCCACGGCGTCTTCGTGCCGTCAGCGGCGACCCGGTACAGGTTGTCGTTGTCGATGGCGATCTTGCCTTCGGCAAGCCACCGGCGCAGGCGCCCGTGCCGTGACTGCGATTCGTTGTGGTAGACTGCCGACTCGACAAGGGCAGCGTCGCGCGTTTCGGACGTCTTCGCTGCGATCGCGCGGTGGTTCGCGGCAGTGCGAAGGCGGGCGAGTTCGCGGCTGCGCGGGTCGTACTTCGACCAGTGAACGCGAACGCGGGGCGCGGGCTTCACCGGGTCGGCTGCGGGGGCCGCGACGGGCGTCAGCCTGCCGAGCGCCGCCAGCGGGTCGCCCATCTTCGCGTCGAAGGCGTCAGCGTACTGCGCGCTGTTGAAGTCGGCAGGCGGCTTCGCTGCCAGCGTCGGGGTCGCGCCGACAAGGTAGGCAAGCAGCCCCTCCATCGCGTCGGCAAGGCGGGCGATGTCGCGGCGGAAGGCATGGTCAAACAGTGGGTCATTCATCTTCGATCCTGTCGTTGTGCTGCAGCTGCAGCGTGGGGGAGGGGCGACGCCGGGGCTTGCACCCGGCTGCAGGCTTCAGACCTTCTTCGCCCGTGGTGCCGTCACCCGGCAACCCGCGCTGACCTCGGTCGTGCGCGTGAACTCTTCGGCGACTTCGGGCCGCTCTGCCTGCAGCCGCTTCGTGTCGACCGACCGGCGACTGGTCGCGGCCACGAACGTCGACTTGAACCCGCCTGCCGTCACAAGGGCAGTCGCGTCGTTGTGGGCGACCAGCAGCCCCCGCTTGATCGAATCCTGCTCCCGTTCAAGTTCCGCGATCTGCGCGTTGATCGCAGCGTAGCGTTCAATGCTGTCGGCAAGGTCGCCTTCGACCTGGCGGGCCTCTTCGCTCTTCGGCTTCACGGTCGCCGCGATGCTGGCGATGCTGTCGGCGTCGGTCGGGTCGGGCAGCAGCCCCCTGGCGTTCTTCACCCACTTCCAAGCGGCAGCGACTGATTCGTCGATGATCCGGGCCGCTTCAGGGTCGGCTTCGATGTAGATCAGGAAGAAGTCGTACACCGTCCAAACGGCAAGCCAACCCGACGCGCAGCCCGTGACACGCAGCTGCTGCTGCACCTGCCAGTAGTAGGCAAGCCGAAGGTCGTTCGACGTCCAGCTGACATCGGCGAAGTTGCCGTCAGCGACTGCCGACCAGTCCGTGCGGCTGCGGTCAAGCTTGGCTTCGACAAGCGCCACGACAAGCCCGTCGTCGTCGACAAGGATCGCGTCAGGCGTCGCGCTGGCACGACCGACGGCGACCGCTTCGCCCTGGCGGAACTTCAGGTGCGGCATGTTGATGCGGCGGCGGGCCATGCGGAGGATCGTCTCTTCGGCGTCGCGACCGTCAGCCATCGCCGGGCTGTCGAACTGCTCGACGTTGCCGGCGAGGGCCGCGCGCTTGCGGGTGACAAGGTCAAGCAGACCACCGTAGGGGCTGACGCCGATCACCATGCCGATCTCGCTAGCGCCGATCGTGTTGCCGCGTTCGATCAGCCACGCGTCGGATCCGTGCTTGTGAACGGGCAGGGCAACGCAGCCGCTGCTGTAGGTGAGGGCGTTAGATGCCACGGCTGACCTCGGCGGCTTCGATGAGGATGGCAACGCGGGCGTTGACGGCAACGGTCGCAACGTCGAACGCTTCGATCACGTCGTCGACCGTCAGGAAGGCGCACGGCGTGACAGCCGAGCACGACATCGTCGGCCCGACGGCGCCGCTGTACGAAGGGTCGGTCACGCTGACGAAGTGCGTCAGGTGCATGACCGGCTTGTCGGTGTCGGTGCCGACTGCGGCGATGACGATCAGCAGGCGCATCACGCTGCCGTCGCCGAGCAGCTGGCTTTCGGTCGCCGAGATTGCAACGTCGCCGATCGCGGCGGGTGCGGGCTTCCAAGTGCCGCCGAGGGCGCGCACGCTAGTGAACATCAAAGACTGCAGGGAAAGGGGGTCGCGGGTACTCATGAGGGTCGATCCTGTCGGGTTGTGCTGCAGCTGCAGCGGGGGAAGTGTCGCAGCCCGGCGGCGAACCGGGCGGGGGCCAAGCCCTGCGACTAGTCGACCTCTTCGAAGTCGGCGGCGAAGTCATCCTGCCACTGGTCGAGGTCGGCGCGGTGGCTCCAGTCGGGGGCGGTGTCGGTCGGGGTCGTCATGTTCAATCCTGTGTCGAGGGGGAGGGGAGAGGGGAGCGCGTCGACTAGGCGGCGGCAGCGAAGCGGGCGAAGTGCGCCGAGAGGCAGGCGGCGCGCTTGGCACGGCAGGCCTTCGCCAGTGCGACCGTCCAAACACCGGCTTCGTCGGTGCGGCGACCGTGAATCTTGAAGGTCATGTCGGCTTCGAAGGGCTGCGACAGTTCGCGCTCGATGGCAGCCACGTCGTCAGCGCCGAGGGGCAGCACAATCGAACCGGCGAGGATGGCGGCGGTCTGGTTGGCAAGGTCGGCGAGGATGGCAAGGCGGTCGGCGTTCATGTTCTGTCTCCTGTGCGACGGGCTAGGGGGAGTTCCCGTCTGGTGTGAGAACATCACTAGTCCGACCCGCTACCGCCTGTCAACAGTATGGCAACACTATTTTGCGCCCCGATGTCGATTTTTCGATCAGAACGGATCGCCGTCGTCGTCGGGCGGCGGCTGCGGCACCTGCGCCCCCTTCTTCGTCGGTGCAGCTGGCGACGTCGCAGCGTCCGCCCACAGGAACTTCGACAGCGACGCCTCGGTCAGCACGTAGGCGCGAACCTTGCCGCCTGACATCGACACCACCTTCGACACCTTCGACCCGCCCCCGCCTTCAACCCATCGCAGTTCCGCCCAGGCTGACGACACGGCGCCGATCTGGAAGCCCGCCGACTTCAGCATGTCGTTTGCTGCCGACACGACCACCGACAGCCGGGGCTGCCCTGTCGCGCTACTCGACCAGACGCCGATCAAGTCGCGGCTCGTCTTGTCGTTGTCGGGGTGCCCTGACAGCTGCAGCGACCGCGACAGCGCCCACTGCGTCAGCCGATCCATCGCAGCCGTTGCCACGTCGGCGCCGCGACCACGTGACAGCATGTCAGACCACCGCTCGGCAGTCACCCACCCTGCGCGGGCCTGCAGGCCTAGCACCTGCTCGGCAATCTCGCCCACCAGTCGCACGAAGGCGCCGTACTCGGCAAGGCGCGACCCGACGGGATGACCGGGGCTCTGCACTTCGACGTCAGCCGACACCGCGTTGCACAAGGCGCGGTACCTGGCACGCAGCCCCCGCCTCTCTTCGGTCGTCAGCGCGGTCACGTAACCGGCGAAGATGCGCCCCGCGTGACCGTGGTGGTCTGATAGCTTGTCGATGACGTCACGCTGAAAGGCTGCCACGCTGTCGCTGTGCCGCTCCTGCGCCGTGCCGACACCCCACGGCGGCCCCCACAGCGTCAGGATGCGCGCCCTGGCACCACCCGCGTCGCCGAAGTCAGCGATCGACTGCTCGCCCGTGGCGATGACAAGCGATTCGAACTGCGACGTGTTGCGAACCCCGCCCGCCTTCTCGCCCCGCATTCGACCGTTCGTCGTCGTCAGGTCGTACACGGTCTTCTGCACCTGTTCGGGCTTCGCGCGCTGTGTCTCGTCGATGCAGACCGACAGCCCCCGCAGGGCGTTCACGTGCAGTTCTAGCGCGTAGGCGGTCGAATCCCACGACAGCACCGCGTCAGGCGCCCCGTTCACGCTGGCGGCCACCCGCAGCGCCTTCGTCTTGCCCTGCGACGTGCCGCTGCAGACATCAAGCACGAACACCGGCGACGACACGACCCGCATCAACGGCGTGCCGAGCGCTACCGCGATCACGGTCGCAAGGTCGGGGCTGTGGTCGATCACCCGCTGCAGCGTCCGAAGATGAACTTCAGCCGACCCGCTGGTCGCGTACTTGCCCACCCACTTCGTCAGCCCCGCGTTCGTCGATTCGAAGTGAGGGCAGCCGATGCCAAGCCGGTCACTGCCGAAGAGGAAGGCGGGCGCCTGCCAGTCGTCGGCGCCGTGCCAACCCGTCACGCTGCTGACGAACTCGGCTTCGACCCGCTCCTGCCGCTGCAGGTAGGCTGTCTCGCTGGCGTGCAGGTACTCGACCACCGCTGCGGCTGTGTTCGTGTCGACAGGGAAGCCCGACGACTGCAGGTCGACCACCTTGCGCGAGTTCAACAGCGTCGAACGGTCGACCGTCCGCTGCCGCAAGTCGTACCCTTCGCCGTTCGGGCGACGCCACCGCACGACCACTGCGTGCGTATCGTCGACCGCGTCGATGCGAACCCCTGCCACCCACAACGGCACCGACACCACCGCGCGGGGAATCCCGTCGACTACTCGTGACACGCCCTTGCCGGTGCAAAGGTAGGGCGCGGGCGCCCACATCCCGTCGTCACCTGGCGGAGCAGGCGGCGCGTCTGCTGCTGGCACGTCAGCCACCGACCACCCGTTCAGGCCGTCGTGCAGCTGCTTGCGAACCTCCGTCAGCCCGTGCGTTGCCGCTAGGTCGTTCCAGTCGCTGCCGCGCTCGGCGAACCCGTCAGGCCAGCGGGGCAACACTGCCGTGCCGCGACACTGCCCTGCCGCCTCTTCGCCCTTCACCTTGCCGGGGTTCTTCGACTTCTGCTTGTAGTCGTCATCGCAGCAGACCAGCAGCCGCGCGTCAGGGTACTTCGCCCGCAGCGCCTGCGTCACGGGCAGCAGGTTGCCGCAGTCGAACGCCACCGCCACGGGCCACCCGGTCGCCTCATGCACCGTCGCGCCTGTCGCGTACCCTTCGACGATGGCAAGCACCTTGTCGTCAGTGAACTTGCCGAAGCTGTGGTAGCAGCCCGACACGGCGACGCCCTTGCCGAAGCGCTTGTCGGTGCCGTCCGCCAACTTCTCGGCGAAGATCGTCTGCAGCCCCCGCAGCTCTGTCGATGCGTTGTAGACCGGCACTAGCAGGCGGTCGCCGTCACGACGCAGGCCGTGCGCCTTCACGCCCTTGCGCGTCAGGTAGGGGTGCCCGCTGCAGTCGGTGCTTGCGCTCTCCCACGTCTTCAGCGCCCCCGCTGCGGCTGCGTCTGCTGACGCCCGGCGCTCGGCTTCGCGCTTGTTCGTGTCTGCCTTGATCTTGGCGTTCAGCGCGTCGATGTCGACCACCGCCAGCGCCGCACCGCTGTAGGTCCAAGTCACCTTTCCCTGACCGTCGGCAAGGTGGTCGAAGTAGCCTGACGGGCGCGCGTCAAGGTGCAGCAGGTACCGCCCGTTCTGCTTCTTCGGGTTGTCGGTCGTCGGCAGCCGGTGGATCTTGCCGTCGGCGATCAGCGACGCCGGGGCGATGATGCCGCGTGCCTCCAGTGCTGCCCTGAACTCGGCTTCTACCTTTTGAAAGTCGTTCACTTTGCCCTCCGTGCCTTCTTCGCGTCGACCGTTGCCGCGATCACCGCGTCGCTGTCAACGGGGCAGTCGAACAGGGCCGCGATCGTCTGGTTCTGCGTCGTCAGGTCGAACACGCCCGGTTCGATGAAGCGAGGCGCTAGCGCCTGGTCGAGTGACAAGAAGTCGGTCATGATGCCTTTCCGAAGTGTCGGTTCGCCCTGCACTGACCTGTGTTCGATCAACAGCAGGTCGAACGCGTGCGCGATCGCCTTCGCCACTGGTTCGGGGCGCTGCTTGATTTTGGCATAGCGGTCGATCTTGCGTTCAAGTGCCGTGAGCTGCGACAAAGTCGCAGGCTCCTGACGCCACCGACTTGCCGCAGTGCCGAATGCGTTGCCGAGCAGCCCCTTTGCACGAAGCCAACTGACGCACTCGCTGACGTACGATGTCGACACCGCGTGCGCCACGGCGATGCGTTGCACCGGCGTGCGCGCCTTCGATTCGCGCGGCACTCGGTAGACCTTGCCCGTCAGAGGATCAAGCAGTTCGATCATGTCAGGCGGCTGCACTTCCTCTTCGACATCTTCGACCGCGTCAAGCCAGTCACCCGCAAGCTGCGACGGGTGACTGATGCCGTGCTGCACGAACAGGCCGTAGGGGTCGAACAGGTCGGCGTGCGACTTGCCTGGCGACGACCGCAAGAAGCGCCCGACCTCCTGCACGAACCCCACCCGACCACGCGGACGGCGAAGGCAGCCCCATCGAAGCCACGGCAGGTCGACCCCTTCGACGAGGATCTGCACGTGCACGATGCAGTCGAGTTCGCCCCGCTGCAGCGCCTCCAGTCGCGCACGCCGAATGCTCGGCGACTGGTTCGAATGCAGCGTCAACGCACGAACACCGGCGTCTTCTAGCCGCTTGGCGAACGCCTCGGCGTCGACCACGTGCCGAGCGCTGACGACGCCCGGCCCGGTCTGCTGCTGCACCCACAGCACCGACGCCCGATCGATGATCTCCTGCTGCTCGGCGCCGATCAAGTCGCGCTTCGGGTCACTCGGCTTCAGGCTGTCGCCGTGGGCTGTCAGTTCGTTCACGCGCCTAGCGTCGAACGGGCCAAGCCCCGACACCACCCACGGCACTAGCACCCCGTCGGCAAGCGCGTCGTCGATGCTGTACCTGTCGAGTTCGTGCAGCCACAACGTCAGCCCCTTCGACGGATCGGGGTTCGACTTGTAGGGTGTCGCCGACCACCCGATGCGCCGCACGTCAGGAATCGACGCTGCAGGCTGCAGGATCTGCGGGTTGTCGGTCTTGTGGCATTCGTCGGCGCACCACGTCACGACCCGGCGCCCTGCCTTCGCCAGTGCCTTCAAGCAGGCGCCGAAGGAGTTGTGACAGGTGACGACCACCCGCTGCGACACGTCTTTGCCGCTGGTGTAGAACACGCCCACCGATTCGCCCAGGCGGTCGGTCAACGTCGCTGACAGCTGCTCGACCAGTTTGACCGTCGGCGTCGTCACGACCACCACGTCGGCAGGGCCGGTCAGCAGCTGCAGCTGGTCGGCGACAACCTCGGCGAGCAGGATCGACTTGCCCGACCCCGTCGCTGCCGCGAACACGCCCGCCGACAGCGACCCGGCGTCACGCGCTGCCACGTAGGCGGCGAAGGCTTCGACCTGGCACCGGCGCGGCACTCGACCCGACCAGAGAGACACACTCGGCGAACTCACGACGAACCCCGCATCGTGTCGGTCGCTGCCTTCGCGGTCACAAGGTCAGCCGCAAGGGCCACGATCCCGCGCTCGACTGCCAGCGCCATCGCCGACGACAAGCTGCGACCGGTCAGTGCCGAGTAGGCGACAAGCGCTTCGTCGACGTGGGGGGGCAAAGTGGTGTCGCGACGGCGCGCACCCGCACTACTGCTAGACATGTTCGATCCTGCTGTTCGGGGAAGTGCGACGAAGGTGCCGCACTCGCACCGTAGCAGCACCGCGCACGCGCCGCAAGTGGAATCATCGCCAGCGGTAACAGGAGTAACAGGCAGCCTGTTACCGCTAAGTTCGCCAAACGAAAGGCAAAAAGAGGCAAAGTAACAGGTAACAGGTAAAAACTAGGGTCTATACGCGCGAGCATTCGATCGATCGAAAAACTTCGACGGTCAGATCGATCGATCACTGACCTTCTCTAAACACATAGGGGTTCGTTTTTGCCTGTTACCTGTTACTTTGACCGTATTCGCGTTTCATTTCAACAGGTTGGTGGTAACAGCCCCCCTGTTACTCCTGTTACCGCTACAGCGCGCAGGGGTGACTGCACGGATGGCCTAAGTGGGGGCGACCGTGCAGTGAAGGCTACGCCCCCCGCAGACCCGCTGTGAAGTCGAAGGTGAAGTGATCGACATGCCTGCGCCCCCCTGGCATACCGCCACGACCCGCTTGACGCAACGGCGATGCAAGGGCTAGGTGGGGGTCGAACCGGGTGGTGAAGTCACGCGCGTGAAGGCTTCGGCGATGTTCACGAAAGACCAGAAGATCGAGATGCAGCGACGGGCGTGGGAGATGCGCCTGCGCGGTGTGCCGCAGGTCGACATCGCCACCGAGCTGCAGGTGTCGCAGGGCTTCGTCAGCGGCCTGCTGAAGAAGGCGCGCGAAGAGATGATCGAGCAGAACCGGCTAGACGCTGGCACGGCGACTGGCGAGCAGGTCGGGCGGCTCGACAAGATGATCGTTGCGCTGACGCCTGCTGCCGAGGCTGGCGACGTGAAGGCGGTGCAGGCCTTGCTAGCGGTCGAAGACAGGCGGGCGAAGCTGCTCGGGCTTGACGCTGCGACCCGCAAGGCGGTCGACCTGACGACAGGCGGTGCGCCCCTGGCGTACACGGTGCAGATCCCGGTGGTGCAGCGAATCGAGGGCGTTACGGCGCCGCCAGTGCCTGACGACGGCGCGGACGAAGAGCAGCCCCTGTGACGGTAGCGGCGCACGCCGTGCCGTTCGTGCTGCCTGCTCTGTACGCGAAGCAGCGGGCGGCGGTCTGCGACCCGCGCAGGGTGGTCTGCATCGAATCGACGACGAAGGCAGGCAAGACGCTAGGCTGTCTGGTCTGGCAGATCGGTCAGATGATGTCAGGGCCGCCCGACGCCGAGCACTGGTGGGTGGCGCCCGTCTACGAACAGTCGATGATGGCCTACCGCCTGGCGTGGTCGCTGCTGCGCGGTCAGCCGGGCTTTCGGCAGGTGCTGTCAGAGCGGGCGATCGTCGGGCCTGGCGAACGTCGCTGGTCGTTCAGGTCGGCAGACAAGCCCGACAACCTGTACGGGTCGGCGGTCAGCAGCGCGGTGCTAGACGAGGCCTCCCGCATGAAAGATGACGCCGTTGACGCGGTCTACAGCACGACGACGCGCACGCGGGGGCCGCTGCGGCTGATCGGCAACGTGCGGGGTCGGGCGAACCGGCACTACCAGTGGTCGCGCCGTGGCGAATCGGGTGAGGCGGGCTTCGGCTACCATCGGATCACGGCTGACGACGCGGTCGCTGCGGGTGTGTTCGACGCCGCCGACGTTGACATGGCACGGCGGTCGCTGCCTGACGCGATCTTCAGAGAGCTCTACTACTGCGAACCGGCTGACGACGGGGCGAACCCGTTCGGCATCGACGCGATCCGCTCGGCGTGCGAGTTGTGCAACGGCAAGGCTACGGGCGGGCAGGTGGCAGTGTGGGGGCTAGACATCGCCCGCAAGCGCGACTTCGCGGTGCTGGTGGGGCTAGACCACGCGCGGCACGTCGCAGTTCTGCACCGCTGGCACGGGCTGTCGTACGGGGCGCTGGTCGACGCGGTGGTCGCGGCAGTCGGTCGTCAGTCGAAGTCGTGCGTCTTCTACGACGCGACGGGAGTGGGCGACGCGGTCGGCGATCAGTTGGTGACGGCGAAGGTGTGGTGCGAACCCTTCATCTTCAGCAGCGCGAGCAAGCAGGGGTTGATGGAGGGGCTTGCCCTGGCACTGCAGCAGGGGCGCACGACGGTGCTTGACGGGCCGCACCGTGCCGAACTGGAGGCGTTCGAATACGACGTCAAGGCGAACCGGGTCGTGTATGGGGCGCCGTCAGGGTCGCACGACGACACGGTGTGCGCGCACGCGCTGGCGTGGTATGGCGCCGAGCGGATGGGAATCAGTCAAGCAGTTCGTCGGTTGCCGCTAGGGGCGCCGTCGACTTCACGCAGGGATCGAACATGGTAAGACCGATCGTCGACAGCCGGGGCAACGTCATCAGCGGGCAGCAGGTGGCAGAGCGCACGAACATCATCGGCGCGCGAAACTTCAGGGGCGGTCTGCCCGACGCTGACGCCAACCTGTCGTTCGTGCCTATGGATCGGCGCGGCGTCGCAGGCCTGCAGGGCAAGTTTCAAGAGATGATGCAGACGCACGTCGGCATCGCGGCGGCGGTCTACTGGGCGATCACGGAAGGGGCCGCGCTGCCGAAAGAAGTGGTCTGGCCGCACCGCGACAAGCCCGACGCTGACGCCGAGGCGTTCATGCGGCTGTGCGAATCGGCTGTCATCGACGACGCGGTGGTCTACGACGGGATGATCGAGGGGCAGGCGGCGCTGTGGGCGTACCCTCTGCTCGACGCCTTCATGGGGTTCGGGTTGATGCTGCCGCGAATGATCGGCGACGGTGCGGTCGAGTGGTATCCGGTGGCGCACAACGCGGTCATGCTGTGGCGCCCGAACGGCTATCTGCTCGGCGGCGTTCGCTTCAGTACGCCGAACGGCTACGACGACATCGACGCGATCGACCTGGTGCACACGGTTCACGGGTTCGCGGGGTCGGGCGAGTTCGAAGGGCGGTCACTGCTGCGTGACTGCGTGCAGCCGTTCGAACTCTGGAAGCAGATCGCGGTCAACGCGGGCGTCTACAACCAGATGTCGTGGGGCTTCCTTGACATCGCCTATCAGCCGAACGCGTCCGACGACGACATCGCGGCGTTCAACACGTTCGCGCAGCAGTTTCAGGACGGTCAGCGCAAGTACATCCTGCGCCCGCAGGCGGTCGAAGTCGACATGAAGTACCCTTCGGGGTCGCCGCCTGACGTCATCGCGCAGCTCGAATACTGGGATCGGCAGATCGAGAAGAAGTTGAACGCACCGCTGGCGGGGATCTCGCAGTTCGGGTCGCGGGCGATGGCAGAGACGCTAGACGACGCTGGCGGCCGCAAGGCGAAGGCGTGGCTGAACTCGGTCTTCGACCGGGCGTCGCGGGGCATGTTTCAGTGGCTCGCCCAGGCGGTCGGCTACGACGGCAAGCTGCCGCGCGTGCAGGTGCAGTCGGCGGAGATGACGACGGGGATCGGCGGTTGGACGGCGTACGTTCAGGGCGTGCAGTCGGGGCTGCTGTCGAAGGGGCCGGACGACGAAGCGTGGGGCCGTCGTGTGATCGGCGCGCCCGAACTTGAGGCCGTGGCGAAGGTGACGGCTGACAGCCCGTCGCCGCTGCAGGTTGCGAACGTGCAGGCGGTGCAGGCTCTGCTTGCGGCGCTGAAGCCGTCGCAGATGGCACCGACCCCGCTTGCCCCTGACGCGGTGGCGCTGCTGCTTCAGTCGGCGGGCGTCAGCGAGGTCAACGCGCGGGCGATGGTCGCGGCGCAGCTGGCGGTACCTGACGCGGTCACGGCAGCGCCCGTAGCAGGGCAGGAAGGCGGGGGCGCGGCACCTGCCGCTGCACCTGTCGCGGCAGAGGTCGGCACCCCTGCGCCGTCGACGCAGCCGCAGGTCGTGGTCGGCGGCAACATCGAAGTGCCAGCGGCGATCGGAGAGGCGGCAGCGTTCGCCCCGGTCAAGGTCGCGGGGGAGATGTCAGACCTGTCAGACGAAGTCGACACGCAGCCGACTGCCGAGATGGCAACGGTCGCCGAACGGGCGCTGACCTGGCGTGCAGAACACGGTCGGGGCGGCACGGCTGTCGGGGTGGCGCGTGCGCGTGACATCAAGAATCGCAAGGCGCTGTCAGAGCAGACGGTGCGGCGGATGGCGTCCTACTTTGCCCGGCACGAAGTCGACAAGAAGGGCAAGGGGTTCGACAGCGGCGGCGACGGCTACCCTTCGGCGGGTCGCATCGCGTGGGATCTGTGGGGCGGCGACGCGGGTGCAGCGTGGTCGGCGCGCAAGGTCGAAGAGTTCGATCGGTTGGCGGGCGACCTTGCCGACACGGCGGGGCTGCTGTCGGCGTCGCTGGCAGATCAGCCCGACGTGGTGGTGCCTGACAGCGTGAAGGCTGCAGCTGCAGCGGCGCTTGCGGCGCATCGGGCGTCGAAGGCGAAGACCAGCGACAGCGGCGCGCTGCTGTACGCCCGCGACTTGGCGGCAGGCAAGCGCCTGGCATGGGGTCGCGTCATGCGGCTAGCCGAGTACTTCCTGAAGCAGCACCCGGCGGCGTCAACGACGAAGGCCTACTTGGCGCACGGCCCGTCGTGGCACGCCTACCAGTTGCGCGGCGGCGATGCTGCGCGGGCGTGGGTGCGGTCGCTGCTGACGTCGTACGCGAGCGGGGCGCATCAGCGGGCGGCACGGCTTGCGGCGATGGGTACCGGCACGGGCGACCTAGCAGACGGCGAACCCGAAGGGGTGCTTGTCGTCGGCGCTGACGGTCGCGAGTTCGTGACGTATCGCACGCTGCGCCCCGAAGAGCAGGTCGTGGCGTGGGTGACGCTGGCGGAGGGTCGGCGCGACCTTGATCTTGAACTGTCGATGAAGCTGGAGGCGATCAGCGCCCGGCACCGTGAAGCGGTCATCGAAGGCCTTGCCGACGGGTGGCAGTCGGGCGAGCGCGATCGGATCTGGTCGCAGTTCTCGGTCGAGTACCAGACGGCGCTGACAGAGGCTGCAGGCGCCCTTCGCGCTGACGTTGCGGCGACGGTGCTAGACGAGGCGCGGCGGGCTGCGCGCGGGGGTGCTATCGCGACGATCAGCATCGACAACGTGGCAGCCGGTCAGGCGGCGCTGGCGGCACGTGCAGACGAGCAGTTCGCACGGGCGGCGGCGATGACGCAGAAGGCGGGCGAAGTGATGGCGGACCGCGTGCAGGGCGAGGTCGAAAGTGCGATCTTGGGCGGCGCTGCGATGGATACCTGGCAGTCACGCATCACGCCGCTAGGCCTGCTGTCGTCGGGGCTCGAATCCCGCAACACGGTCGAAGGTGCGGCACGTGTCGCCGAGTATGCGAACACGCCAGCGGCGCTAGGGTTGATGCCGACTGAAGCGGTGCGGTCGTCGATCCCTGACGGCAAGCGGTGCAGCATCTGCGCCGAGCGCGACGGCATCCGGATCAACCTGGTCAGCGAAGACGGCGACCCGGTGGAGATCCCGCCGCTGCCCGACCCCGACTGCGAAGGTGGCGCGTCGCGTTGCCGGTGCGGGTGGTTCGTGATCTACGGCAAGATCGACTAGGCCTTCGTGGCGCGGTCGACGGCGTCGATGCGTTCGCCGATCCATCGCATGACTGGCACTGCCATCGAGTTGCCGATTGCCTTGTAGCGGGGGCCGTCGGCGGCGGGCTTGCCTCTGTAGGGTATGTTCGTCCAGTCGTCGGGGAAGCCCTGCAGGCGTTCGCATTCGACGGGTGTGAGGCGCCGCACGGCAAGGGCCGTAGCCACCGCGGGTAGCGGGTGGCCGCCTCCCGTTGGCGAACCTTTGATCAAGGTTCCCGTGGGGCCGTTCGGGCCGTGTGCATTCAAATCGTTGTCTAGGCCGCCGAGGATCGGCTCAGGCGCAGGCGGGATCGCCGCATAGGTAGTGATATGCGAACCGCTGGACGCCGGAAGCGAGCCGGAAAGATTGCCAAGGATCCTAACCTCGTCGCGGCTGTTTTGTGTGAAAGCGAAAGGCTCAGGCGCAGGCGTAACGATGGCCACCGTGGCGCGGGTGTCGCCGCTGTCGAAGACCGACAAGGTGGGGGCGGGTCGATCGGCCTGCCACGTTTCGTCGTCGTCAGCGGAGCGCGCCCGCTTGGCCTTGACGAAGGGAGCTGCGACAAGGTTCTGGCATTCGTCGCCAGCGGGTCCGCCCGAACCTTTCGCCCACTTCGACGTCACGGCAGCGCTGACCGCGTCAAGGCTTCCGCTAGCGCTGGCGGCAGTGCCTTGCCCCGACGGTCGGCGCGGCGCAGGATCCCCGCGCAGGCCTTCGGGCTCAAGTAGAACCGTGGCGGCACGTCGCCAGTCTGTAGCGTTCGCGACAACGAAGACACGACGGCGGCGCTGTGCCACTCCGAAGTGCTGTGCGTCCAAAATGCGGTAGGCGAACCCGTACCCGAGTTCGACCAGCGCCCCGAGGAAGGCGCCAAAATCCCGCCCTCCGTTCGATGACAGGACGCCGGGAACATTCTCCCACACAACCCATTCGGGGCGAAGTCGGTCGACGATAGCCAAGAATGTGAGGGCGAGGTTGCCACGCGGGTCAGCCATTCCGGCACGCAGCCCGGCGACGCTGAAAGACTGGCAGGGGGTTCCGCCGACCACAAGGTCAACTGATCCGGGTTCGATGTTCCAGTTCGCATGGGTCGTCATGTCTCCGAAGTTCGGCACGGCGGGGAAGCGGTGCTGCAGCAGGGCGCAGGGGAAGGGTTCGATCTCGCTGACGCCGACAGCCTGCCACTGCAGGTCGTGCCAAGCGACTGACGCGGCTTCGATACCAGAACAGATCGACAGGTACTTCACGACGGGCTGCAGTCGCGGCAGCTGCAGTCGCGGAGGCGGTACTGCGTCGGCGCACTGCCGCGCCCTTCGACGACGCCGACGATTTCGCCGTCGACGATGAGGCGCCCGACGTCGGCGCGCATCGCCTGGCGTCCGCCGAGTTCGATACGTTCGGCAAGGCGTGCGGGTGAGGGGTGGAATCCTGCCGCGTGTGCTGCACGGATGGCGTCAAGGATCATGCGTTGGCGGCGCGTCAGCATAGGGGATCCGTTCGGGTGCTAGTAGGGGGCTGCTTCGCCCGCTAGTGGCACGCTACCGCACTGCAGGGGGCTAGGCAAGGGGATCGGAGCGGTGCAGAAGTGGGGGCATGAGATCTGCACGCTACAAAGTCCGCACGCAGTCGGTCGCCCTCGGCGATGACAGCGACCTGCGTTGGGTGTCGATGATACCCGAAGGGGCGATCTTCGCGCACGGGATGGAGTGGCGCTTCGACGCTGACGCGACCGACCCCGACAACCTGCGCTTTACGTTCGACGACGCCGTCGAATCGTTGGAGCGGTGGCTTGCGGACTTCGCCCCGGCTGTTGCGATCGAGCACGACAAGAACGGCACGGCTGCAGGCTACCTGCGACGCATTCGGGTACTGACGGCATCGGAGGCGGCAGGCTACGGCATCAAGCAGCCTGCGCCGCGCATGATCTACGGTGGTCTAGACCTGACGTCACCCCGCTGGGCCGAAGCGTTCGACGCTGGCGAAGTGCCGTACGTCAGCCCGAACATTCGGGCATGGGCAAGCACGGAACGCGACAGCGCGCCCGGCTACCCGTTCGCGATCGGTGAGGTGTCATTCGTGACCATCCCGCAGATCAAGTCTCAACAGGTGCCTGTCGCAGAGATGCGGGGGGTCGCCCTTTCCGAAGGTGGCAAGATGAATGCAATGACGATGGAAGATTGTGCGGCCTACTGCGCCGACGCCGGGCTTGACGCTGCGGCGATCGAGGCTCTGATGTCGAAGCTGTTCCCTGACATGCACAAGGCGTCGCATGAGGCGAACCCCGACCTGAACGACGAAGCGGAGGCCATCGAGGCTGCCGCTGTCGCCGAGCTGGAGAAGGCTGCCGAGCTGGAGAAGAAAGACGATGAGGCGCTGCTGTCCGAGAACGGTCGTCTGAAGCGCGAGTTGGTCGCTGCCAAGCGCGCCTTCGCTGCGTCGGCTGTTCGCCAGCGTCTCGGCGCCCGCAAGGTGTCTGCCGCGACGGAGGCGATGCTTGCCGACGCCTTCCTGCAGGGCGGCACGAAGTTCGAAGCCCTGCTTGCCGACCTTGGCGGGTCGAAGGCTGCACCCGCTGCTGTCGCGCCTGTCGCTGCTCGCACGGTGGCGCCCATCGCCCGCACGTCTGCCGACGCCAACCTTGCCGAGTGCCTGACGAACTACGCGAAGTTCGACGCGCTGACCGACGACCAGCAGTGGGA